ACCCTCGCAATGGCGGCGACAATTCATGGGCAGCTTGGACTGAAAATCATGGCAGCGTGCCTGATGGCGCAATGCAGATTACAGCAGGCGGTGGCTTTCACCACATTGCAGACTACAACCCCGAAATCAGGTCTTGCAAGCTCACTGAGGGTGTTGACCTGCTGGCCGATGGCCGCTACTTTGTGGCTTTCCCATCAACCATTGAAGGGCGCAGTTACGAGTGGGAGGCCTCCAGCGACCCCTTTGATGGCGTGGCACCGTTCAAAGTCCCACAGACTTGGATGAACGCCTACAACGCCATGCGCAAGCCAGCAGAGCGCCAGCAATCAACAACTGGCGGTGGTCTTATCCAAGGCAGCCGCAACAACGGCCTTGCAGCAATGGGCGGTGCAATGCGGCGGCATGGGTTCACAGAGGCCGAAATCATGGCCTCGCTGTCCATTGCCAACGAGACCCGCTGCGAAATTCCATTGCCATCCTCAGAGCTGTCCCAGATCGTCAAATCGGTGTCTAGGTACGAACCGGAAAGCGATGTCGGTGCATCGGTAGGCATTGGTTCAGAGGCGGCAGATGCAATCCTTGCAGCTACCAGGGCAGAGACGCAAGAATACTTCTTTACCCGCGCCACCTCTTACCTCGGGCAGCCAGCGCCTATCAAGTGGATTGTCAAAGGATGGGTGCCTGATCTTGCTGTCACCATGATCTACGGCGAGTCAGGCGGTGGAAAAACCTTTTTGGCCCTGGACATTGCCTGCCACATTGCCGCTGGCTTGGACTGGCACGGCCACCGGACCAAGAAGGGCATCTCAGTCTACATGGCCGGCGAGGGCAACTACGGCATCAGGCAACGGGTGGCCTCCTGGTGCAAGGCCCATAACATCGACCAACTGGACAACCTGCTCATCTCCAACAAGGCCATTGACATGGACAGCCCAGCAGCATCGGCTCAGATCATCAAAGCCGTGCGCGAGTTGACCATCGAGGATGCAGTCCAGATCACCATCGACACTGTAAACAACCACATGACGGGAAACGAGAACGATGCCAAGGACACGCGCAACATGCTCAACGCTGTCCAGATCGTAGGCCGCGCCCTCAACGCTGGCATGTGCTTGGTTCACCACACTGGCAATGCCGTGGAAGCCAAGCACCGCGCCAGGGGTTCCAGTGCTTGGAAAGCCTCAATGGACTCCCAAATCATGGTCACAAAGAAGGATGGCTTGATTGAAGTGAGCTGCACCAAGATGAAGGACACGGAAGAACCTCAAACCTTTTGGGGCAAACTTCAACCCGTGGCCCTTGGTTGGTTTGATGAAGATGGCGAGGAAATAAAAGGCGCAGTCTTTGCAATTGAAAATAATGTGCCTGAGCAGAAACCGAAATTAGAATCTGAAAACTCCAAAGATATTCGGAAATTTACAAATGCTTGGTGGTCATCTGGCGCTGAAGATAATAATGGTAATCCTTATTTGTCCAGGAGTGCATTGATTGACTATCTTATGAGTAACGAGGGATTGTCAGAGGCAACAGCCAAAACATATTCTCAAGCCAGTAAACAAGGGAGGTTAATTTATAACCTGTTGAACTCCCAAATTATTCAAGCACAAGCCCACGGATGGGTCGTCACTGACAACGTGACTGCAGCTTCTATGATGCTCAGAAAGGCAGAAAAGTGACTGGGACAATTGGGACAAGGACGGGACATTTGGGACATTCGTCCCAATGGACAAGGCGAGGCAGATTGGGACAAATGGGACACACCCCTTTAGGGGTGTCCCACTGTCCCAACCACGATGTGCGTTTTTTTTGACCTTAAAGGAACAACCTGTGGATAAGTGCAGTGAGTGTGGATCAGAGGAACTTCGGCTCGGTATCACCAATATTACTTCGGGTGCAACTGTTTATCCTATTTATTGTGCAGACTGCGGTGAAGTGTTTGCAAAATATGTTAAAAAAATAATTGCTCAAGAATATGAAAAAGAAAATGGACCGCTGCAATATGTAAAAACTAGAACCGCAAAATATATTGAGAAAAAACAAATTCAAATTAAATGCGAAGTGTGCGATGCAAATGAAGGTGAATTGCATCACTGGGCACCGCAGTATTTATTTCAAGATGCAGATAATTGGCCTACATCTTATCTTTGCCGCGCATGTCATAGAAAATGGCATGATCTTGTAACGCCGAATATGAGCATTAAAAAATGACCCCACACCGAGAAACCCCAGACTTCCCAAGCTGGCAACACGACACCCTGGCCAAGTTTGCAACCGAGTGCTACACCAGGCTGCAGGACGAGATGGCTGCGAATGAGCAGTTGCGTCTTGATGTCAAGGATGCGATGAAGCTGGCGCACAAACAAATTTTGGAGGACAATGCGGCATGACCACGAAAACACACAAAACCAAGCCAGGCAGCCCAGATCGGCGCAAGCTCGCCGACATGGTGCTGGCAGGTATGCGCGGTGGGTTGAGTGCGCTCAAGGCCTGCGAAGCTGCTGGCGTGCATCAAAGCACGTTTAACACGTGGCTGAACGATGACGTTGACTTAGCCGTAGACTATGCGCGCGCGAGGGAATACCTGATTGAACGCATGGCGCAAGAAGTGTTGGACTTGAGTGATTCGGACGTTGGATTGCAGCCGGACGGCAAGAAAGACTGGGCGGCAGTGCAAAAGCACAAGCTGCAGGTTGATACTCGCAAATGGCTGCTGTCCAAACTGGCCCCGAAGAAGTACGGCGAGAAACTCGAAGTATCTGGCGATCCAGACAATCCCCTGGTCCAAAGAATTGAGCGCGTGATCGTCAAGAATGGGTAAAGTCCTGCAGCTCCAGACCCCCGAGTGGGCGCTGCCGTTACTCAGCCCCAGTCGATATAAAGGCGCATGGGGAGGTCGCGGCTCGGGCAAGAGCCACATGATGGCCGAGCTGATGATCGAGGCCCACATCATCGACCAGAAGCGGCGCAGCGTCTGCGTTCGAGAGATTCAGAAATCCCTCAACCAGTCCGTCAAGCGGCTGCTGGAGACAAAGATCGAGGCCATGAATGCCGGTGCCTACTTCGAGGTCCAGGATGCGGTTATAAAGTCCAGGAAGGGCGATGGCGCGATTATTTTCCAGGGTATGCAGAATCACACTGCCGACTCGATTAAATCGCTGGAGGGCTACGACTGCGCTTGGGTCGAGGAATCCCAAAGCCTGAGCCAGACCAGCCTGGACCTGCTGCGCCCGACTATCCGCAAACCTGACTCTGAGCTGTGGTTCACGTGGAACCCGCGCCAGGCCAACGACCCCGTGGACTTTTTGTTGCGTGGCCCGACACCGCCCAAGGATTCCACGGTCATCAAGGTCAACTTTTCCGATAACCCTTGGTTCCCGCAGGTTCTGCGCGACGAGATGGAGTACGACAAGCGGCGCGACCCCGACAAGTACCAGCACGTTTGGCAGGGCAGCTACCTGACCAACAGCCAGTCCAGGGTCTTCAAGAACTGGAAGATCGAGGAGTTTGAGGCACCGCGGGATGCGATTCACCGGCTGGGCGCTGACTGGGGCTTTGCCATTGACCCGACAGTCCTGGTGCGCTGCCACATCATTGGCCGCACGCTCTACATCGACCATGAAGCCTACATGGTGGGCTGCGAGATCGTCAACACGCCTGAGCTGTTCCTGCAGGTGCCCGAGGCCGAGAAGTGGCCCATCGTGGCCGACAGCGCACGGCCCGAGACCATCAGTCACATGAAGAAGAACGGGTTTCCAAAGATAATGACCGCAGTCAAAGGCGCAAGGTCGGTCGAGGAGGGCATTGAGTTTCTCAAGGGCTACGACCTGATCGTTCACCCGCGTTGCACGCATACAATCGACGAGCTGACGCTGTACAGTTACAAGCAAGACCCGCTGACTGGGAGAATCCTGCCGGTGCTCGAAGACAAGAAAAACCACGTGATCGACGCTTTGAGATATGCTTGCGAGGGCGTGCGCCGCATGGCCGCTATAAAGCCAGCGACTTTCAAGCCATTGCCAACGGCCCACAAATGGTGAGAAAATACGCCAAAATGAGGATATAACATGGCTCGACTCTCCAACGACCAACGCCTTGCCAACCTGCACGACGAGGCGCTGGCTCAGTTTGACGATGTGCAAAGCGCCCTGCGTGACGAGCGCCTGCAGTGCTTGCAAGACCGGCGCTTTTATTCTTTGTGCGGCAGCCAGTGGGAAGGCCCACTCTCAAACCAGTATGAGAACAAGCCCAAGTTTGAGGTCAACAAAATCATGTTGTCCGTCATTCGGGTTATCAATGAATACCGAAATAACCGCATCACGGTCGATTATGTGTCCAAGGATGGCACAGCAAATGATAAGCTGGCCGAGGTCTGCGATGGCCTGTACCGGGCAGATGAGCAGACATCCGTGGCCG